TTTCCGCAGTGTCCAAACTGCCTGCCCTTTTCTCGGCTGTGCAAGGTGGCATCGGAGCTATTACCGGAGCGTTGGGTGTGTCATTAGGTCCGCTGCTTGCCATCATCGCAGCTGTTGCCGCTTTGGTGGCTGCCTTTGTGCATCTCTGGAAAACCAATGACGAATTCAAAAGCAACATCATCGCTATCTGGGAACAGATCAAAAGCACCTTTACTGGATTGACACAGGGCATCACTGACCGGCTAAATGCTCTGGGATTCGACTTTGAGAGTTTCACCGATGTGCTGAAAGCGGCATGGGATGGACTGTGCAATCTGCTGGCTCCTATTTTTGAAGGCGTCTTTCAGAATATCTCCAATATTTTCTCTGGATTTGCAGATATTTTCTTAAATTCACTTGATGTATTGATCGGTCTGTTTACTGGCGACTGGGAGCAGTGCTGGGACGGCATCAAGGGAATTTTTACCTCTATCTGGAATTTCATTGTCAACTCGTTCCGCAATATCATGAATACCCTGAAAGGCATTGCAGATGTGGTGCTGGGGTGGTTCGGAACAAGCTGGAACGAAGTCTGGACTTCCATCAAAACATTTTTCGTGGACACGTGGAACAGCATTGCTTCCTTTTTCACGGGAATTGTTACCGGAATCCGGGACTTTTTTCGTCAACACTTGGACGTCTATTTCCAATACCTTCACCACCATTGTCACTGCCATTCAGACGGTAGCAACAACTGTATTTACGGCGATTCGGGATTTCTTCACCACCATTTTTACGGCAATCTGCAACTTTTTCAGCACGATTTTCAATGCTATTTACAACGTGGTTTCTACGGTTTTTCAGGCAATTTATAACGTCATTACGACCGTTTGGAATGCCATTTACACCACCTTAGAACCGCTGATCACGGCATTTGGCTATCTGTTTCAGACGATTTTTGAAGCCATCCAAATCATTGTGGGCAGAGTGATGGACTGGATCTCGGAGAAGATCAGTGCCATTTGGAATGCGATCGTGGCGTTTTTAACACCCATTTTAGAGGGCATCCGAACGACCTTTGAAACCATCTGGAATGCCATCTCCAATACGATTTCCACGGTTTTGACGGCAATTCAAGATGTGGTGACTACGGTTTGGAATGCGGTATCCGGTTTCATTTCGTCTGTCCTGTCTGCAATCTGGAATGTGGTTTCTTCCATCTGGAACAGCATCTCCGGCACGATTTTCAGTGTGATGAATGCCATTTTTTCTGTGGTATCCTCCATCTGGAATCGGATTTCTTCTGCGGTTTCCAATGTTCTGAACGCCATCCGGTCGGTGGTATCTTCTGTCTGGAACAGCATCAAGAGCACCATTTCCAACGTGATGCAGAGCATTTCTTCTACGGTGTCCAGCATCTGGGACAACATTCGTTCTGCGGTTTCCGACAAAATCAGCGGCATCAAATCCACCATTCAGAATGGATTCGATGCCGCTGTGGGATATATCAAGGGACTGGCTTCGGATGCCTGGAACTGGGGACGGGACATCATTCAGGGAATCATTGACGGCATTCAGAGTGCCATCGGCTGGCTGGCGGACTGCGTCACCAATGTTGCCGATACCATTCGGGATTTCCTGCACTTTTCTGTGCCGGACAAAGGTCCACTGACCGATTACGAAAGCTGGATGCCGGACTTTATGAAAGGGCTTGCAGACGGCATCGACAAGAGCAAGAAGTATGTGGAAAAAGCCGTCGGCGGTGTGGCGAAAGCCATGCAGCTGACTATGGATTCTGATTTGAATTACAGCTTGAACGGTATCTCCGGTGCAGTCGTTGGCGGCAGTTCCGGCGGTACGGTCAACAACTACTATAACAACGACAACAGCCGCACAGTGAATCAGACAAATAATAGTCCGAAGTCGCTGTCACGGCTGGAGATTTATAGGATGACGAGGAACGCGCTGAATACTTAAAAAGGAGCGATTTAAGTCGCTCCTTTTTCTCGGTAAATCAGAATTTGTCTTACTCGTTTATATTATGAGATTAGGTGACAAGATGTATGTCAAAGCGCATTCCAAATGAACAGAAAAGCAAAAACACATCCCCATGCATTTTTGTATACTTTTCTCACCTGAAGCATTCCATAAATGGCTATAAAGGTAGTTACAATTTCAATGATACCCTGTATGCTGAAGCTCATGGGATGAAAAAGAATGCCCATAATTGAAACCACAAGCGCACCCCAATCAAAGAATTTAGTTTTTACCGGGAAACGTCTGTTGATTTTCTCACAGATGACAACATAATTAAAGCCTTCAAAAAAGCCCCAGACAACCGCAATAACCAGTGTTCCGATAATGGTAGCTACGATCCCTGCTTTGTGAAGATCCGGGGTAACCATAATACTCAATGGTTCGTACCCCTCAAATTGTCCTGAAAGGAAAATAAAAAGAATATACGGGAGAAAAAACACGATCGTCCAAAGCACAGCTTTGATTGCGTTTTCCCAACGAAGTCCGAAACTTGCGAACGATTCTTTACGCATTAGGCCTACAATAGTAATGCCAAGACCCGCTATTCCAAATTCCAATGCAGCAGCCATCAAAAGTCTTGGCCAAACGGAAATATCACTGTTTTTGCAAAAACTCATTATTCTGCTTCCGAAAACACCATAGACGATATAGACTGCTATCGTAACCAGAGCGATTATCCACAAATCTATAGTAAGCTTTTTCTTCCGTTCTTTTATCTGTTGTTCCATTTACTTTCTCCCTATACTAAATTTCCAAAGTTGATCTTATACAAATTCCGATTTTGCGTAGAGAACCAACGTCTCTGTTGTCTCTATTATACATCATTAAACACAAAATGTAAAGGGGTGCATCTCATGTTTTATACCCTGATTTTAGAAAACCAATCCGGCGAACAGCTGAACCTGTCAACGACCGCCAACCAGTACATGACCTCCAAAATCGAAGGTCTGAATCCACCTGCCGGGACGATTTCCACTTCTTCTTATGCAGGCATGAACGGCAGCTACCTCAACAATGCCTTCATTGAAAAACGAAACGTGGTCATCTCCTTTGCCATGCGTGGCATTGGCATCGAGAAACGGCGGCATCAGCTGTATCAGGTGGTCAAGCCGTCCCGATACATCAAGATCTGGTACAAGACGGCAAATATCGATGTCTATGCTGAGGGGTATGTGGAAACCTGTGAAGTATCAAATTTCGAGCAGCAGATCAGCGGGCAGATCTCCATTCTCTGTCCGGATATTTACTGGTACAGCCGGGATATTTTCTACGCCTACTACAGCGGTGTGATCGGAGCATTTCACTTTCCCTTTCCGGAGAGCGATGCTCCGTTTCCTTTGGGTGTGTATTCCAACAGCAATCTGTTTTCCATTGCCAATGACGGGGATGAAACCGGATTCACGCTGCGAATCGAAGCATTGCCCAGCGACATTCCGCAGGAAGTGGTTGCCGTGACACCGACCATCTACAACGAAAACGGCGAATATCTGCAAATCAAAGGCGATATTCTGACCGGCGATGTCATTACGGTTACCACGAAAACCGGAAACAAGACCGTCACCTTGACCAGAAATGGCGTGGACAGCAACATCCTGAACCGGCTGGTTTCCGGTTCGACTTGGCTGACCTTGAAGGAAGGCACAAATATCTTTCGGGTCGAGGCAGTCCGTGGGGTGAAAAAGCTGCGTGTGACTTTGATGCACCGCAATTCCTATCTGGGGGTGTGAGAAATGCAGTTGGAAATTTACAGCTTGACAGCTCTGAAAGATCAGATTTCTGTGTCACTGGAAGCCATCTGCGACAGCTATTCTTCTCTCCTGTGGGACATTGAGTTTTACCAGTGCGGCTGCTTTGAGGTGTATATCGCTGCCAGTCCGCAGAATGTATCTATCTTTCAGCGTGGCAGAATTGTGGCGAGGAGCGATGATGCACAGCACTTCGGCATTATTGAATCTTTGCAATTGGAGACCGATGCCGAAAAGGGCGATTACCTGACTGTCACCGGACGGTTTCTTGCCTGTCTGCTGGAACGAAGAATCATCTATCCCACCATCACTGCAAACGGCAGCTATGAGGACATCGTCCGCAAGGTGCTGTCCCGCAATGTGATTTCTGCCGGAATCCGCAATCTGCCCGGTTTTTCCATGGGAACGGTTTCCGGTGACTGCTGGCAGAAAACCGCACGAATACAGGTCAGCTATGACAATATTCTGGAATGGCTGTACAGCCTTTGTGAAACCATCGGCGGTTCGGCAAATGTGCGGCTGGATGGAAATGCTCTGAAATGCGATCTGTTTTTCGGAACAGACCGCAGTTTGTTGCAGGATGAAAATCCCCACATCGTATTTTCCGATGCGTACAACAACCTGCTATCCTTTTCCTATGCGGCGGACGATGCCGTGCAGAAAAACTTCGCCTATGTGCTGGGCTGCGGTGAGGGCAGTGCCAGAAAACGCACGACCTTCTGTTCCAGTGCAGAGCCGACCTATCTTGACCGCTATGAGGTCTATGTAGACGAGCGAAACACAGCACAGGAAGAAGATGTGACCGATGCGGAATATCTGGAAATTTTGAAAAGCAGCGGTGCAGAACATCTGGTACAGCCGAAAACGGCATCGGAATCCGCTATTGCTGCTTTTTCCACCCAGTATCAGTACAATAAGGATTACTTTGTGGGCGACTATGTGACTGTGGAACAGAAACGCTTTGGTTTGATTCAACCCAGAATCCAGCTAATCGGCATGGTGGAGAGTTTCGACCAGAACGGTAGAAGTCTGACCCCGACTTTCAAAGAAACGGAGTGATATTCATATGTCTTTTTCCTATGGATTTTTTAACGCACAAAACCTTGACCGGGTGTATACCGCAGAGGATTTTACTGCATATCTGTCCAGTTTGATTTGCAACGGGATTCTGGATACTTACCGGCAGTGTTTTGCACCAACAATTAAAAATTTGTCCGTTACATTCGGCACGGGCAAGGCGTGGATCGATGGACACTATTTTATCAGTGACACCCTGCATACCATCGACCTTTCTTCTTATGTAGATGAATCTCTGAATCGTTATGTAGCGATCGGAATCTACTGTGATCGTTCCACTCGTACCTGTGGGATTCGTGTTCTGGCAGGTACAGCAGCCACAAGTCCAACCATTCCCACCTTTACCAACAACAATGTGACGACTTATCTGACTTTAGCAGTTGTAAGACTGCGTGCTGGAACGACAGCTATTCTGGTTTCTGACCTGACAGACTGCCGTGCAGATGAGAGCAAATGCGGTTACTGCAAGTGTATTCTTGGCAAGTGCAGAGTGACGGAGATGCTTGCCGAAATGGCAAAGACGAATGCCACACTGGACGAACTGCAAAAGCGGCTGGATGCGATGAATAGTCAGATTTCCGAACTGCAGACCAAGGTGGATGACTTGACCGCAGGCGAAATCCTAGCGACCGGACAATGTGGCGAAAACATCTACTATGTTCTCTATGACAATGGCAAACTGCTGCTGCGTGGCACGGGTGCAACCTACGATTATACCTCTCATGATTCTGTGTTCTATCAAAATGGCCAGATCAAAGAAATTGTACTCAGCAATGGCATTACTGGTCTGGGTGACCGCCTGTTCTATCATTGTGCCAATGCAGAAACGGTATCTCTTCCAGCTACGCTGACCAGCATTGGTGATTCCGCTTTTGCACAGGAAGATGCTGCAATCAATGATACCGCCGGTCTGACTTCCGTTACAATTCCGCAGGCGGTGACTGCAATCCAGTCGTACGCATTTTATCACACTGCCATTGCAGAAGTCACTGTGCCTGCCAACGTGAAAACGTGGGGAAAGTATGTTTTTAGCGGCTGTGCAAAGCTGAAGACTGCCCGTGTTGTGTGTGATTCCATTGGCTCTTTTGCGTTTACAAGATGTACAGCATTGTCCAATCTTACGATTTCAGCAAATTGCAAGACGTTCGGACAAAATATGCTGACATACTGTGAAAGTCTAACAGCTATCACATATGAAGGAACAATCGCTCAGTGGAACGCCATCACCAAACCGGTCAACTGGATGTCCTCCGGAGAACATTCCTACAACAATTATCTGAAAAAGATTCAGTGCATAGACGGCTATTTGGAATATGATCCTGAAAATAATGTGTGGAATGAGGTGAAAAACGGATGATGAAATTCTTAGTGAAACAGCAAAAAATCGAAGTGCTGGAACGAGAGATCATTGCTTCTGACCAGATCGCATTTGTTTTGGTGAAATTCGTGTTCGATGGGGCTTGGAAAACGCTGCACAAGGTGGTGCAGTTCACGCAGTGTGAGGAAACATACAACGTGGTGCTTGGCATAGATGGAACAACCTGTTTGCTGCCTGCCGAACTGCATCCCGGTGCGGTGAAAATGAGTTTGTTTGGCTACGATGCGGAAAGCGATACTACACTGCGTGCAACAACCGTACCAGTAACTCTTCACATTCGACCATCTGGGTTTGTTGCAGATGGGGATACGCCAATTCCGCCTACACCGGATCTGTATACGCAGCTTTTGAAAAAACTGGACGAAAAGGCTGCTGGACTTCAAAATGGAAAAGATGGATTTTCTCCAAAAGTAAGGGCGGAGCAAATGAAGTCTGGTGTTGTAATTACCATTGTCGATGCCGATGGTGAAACTTCTGCAACGCTTCATAATGGTGCAAACGGAGAAAAAGGGACAGACGGTAAATCTGCATATCAAATCGCAGTAGAACAAGGTTATCAAGGCTCTGAATCAGACTGGCTCTCTTCCTTGAAAGGCGATAAAGGTGAAAAAGGCAATACAGGAGCCAAAGGAAATCCCGGTCAAGATGGTGCAGATGGAAAGTCAGCATATGCAATTGCAGTGGAGCATGGCTACGAAGACTCCGAGGAAAAATGGCTTTTATCCTTGAAAGGTGAAAAAGGTGATCCCGGAGATAGAGGGCTGCAGGGCGTTCCCGGAGAAAAAGGTGAAAAGGGAGATGCTGGCGTAGCTGGTAAAGACGGCTTTTCCCCGATTGCGAATGTTGTGAAGGATGGCAGTGTTATCACAATCACCATTACAGATAAAAGTGGTACAACTACAGTGACATTAACAGAGGGTGCAGCCGTAGATCTTACACCCTATGCCGAGGTCAATTATGTGGATGAAAAAGTGCAGGAATTGTCCGACAGTCTGACGTACACCCTGCAGGAGCATACACTTTCCATCACACACCTGGAAGATAAATCGCATACCCACGAAAATCAATCCGCATTGGATCAAATCACTGCCGCTAAAATCGCACAATGGGATGCTTTTGGCACACAAATCAACAGGCTTAGTACAAAGGTTACAGTCTATTCGGAAAAGACAGAACGCACTCTGGAGAGCCTGCAAAAGCAAATCGATAATCTGACAAGCGGCAGAAATTACACCGTCCTGTTTCAGTCCGGACAGAATGCCATTTTGACCTATGCATCAAATCTCAGTATGATTCTGGACGGCAGGTATCAGACAATGGTGGATTTCTTGACTGCTTATCCGCAGTTTTGCAGTGCAGCAAATGATTTCGTGCTGTCCTACTCGCAGGAGTGCTTCAACTGGGATAAGTCAGTCTTGACCGTTTGTGCAAAGCCTCTGTCCCTGACGAAAAATGCAGAAATCGTGATGTCCTATCAGTCGGGTTCCAGTGAAGCCGGAAGCCTGTATCTGGTGCAGAAACCGCAGAAGATCGACATTCCCATTGGCGTGTATGTGAACACAGAGATCGATGCAAATCGTGCGGTTTCTCTGGATTTCCAATGGCTGCA